TGGTGTTCTGTTTATTAACAATATCTTCCAAGCACCATTTAGCGAAAACAATACTAATTCCAACTTTAAGATCACTGAATCAGCTGGAATTAGTAGTGTACAATTCACTGGTATTAGTTCCTTTGGATTTACTGATCCGATTATTGACACAGGAGATATCAACGAAAACCAGTTGCCTAGAGGCGGCATCATTGTTTCTCTGGCATCCACCCCAGGTAGAGGTTATGCTCCATTTGTAGGTGCAAAAGTTAGAGCAGAGGTTGATGCCTTTGGCGCTATTCAGAATATTGTTGGTATTCCTACAACAGGAACTGCTCTTGGCATTGTAACTGCAACTTATAATAATGTAACTGGTATCTTATCTGTCAGAACAAGTTCTGCACATGGTCTTACCATTAGTGACCAAATAAAACTAGTTGGTCTGGCGTTCACCTGCCCTGGATATGGTGCGACATACAGTGTCTATGACTTCCAATATGATGAATCTACAGGTATTGCTACCGTATTTACTGTTGGTGACCATGGACTGACTTCTGGCGATGATGTCAAATTAGCATACATTGGATTCAGTTGCACTGCTCCTCATACTGGAGTAACTACTACAATCTTCCCAGATGGAACTCAAGGATATTTCTATCCTGTAAATTCTGTCGGAACTACTACATCCTTTGTTACTAATGTTGGCATTTCCACTATCGCGCACACCTATGCTGGTGGTGGTCAAGTTCAAACTGGTATTACTACTAATATCTTCCCAGACTATGATCAATCTACCGATGTAACAAGAATTGTTTCCACAACAGAGTTCTGGACAAATGTTGGACCTAGCACATTCGGTCATGAATATGTCGGACAAGGTAGCGCGTTCCCATGGTATGACTTGACATTTGGATCTGGTTATAAGACCACTCTAGGAACGATTTCTATCGGTGTCACAGACACCGTTGGTAGTGGTGCTACTATTACTGCTACAGTAGGTGCTGGAGGGTCTCTGGTCTTCTCTGTAGACCATGCTGGTAGTCTTTATACCTCTGATACTATTCTTACCGCTCCAGACGCAAATGGAAAGGATCTCTCTATTGTGGGTAATTATAGAGAAGGTATTGGCAGCACAACAATAAGTGGTGTAGGATGCTCCATCACCGTGAATGTATTAGGGATTACTACAAACTATGTTGGACTTTCTTCTGGACCAGAATTTGAACTATTTGAAGTACAAGACTTTACACTCACTAAACCTGGTTATGGATTTAAAATTGGTGATAAGTTCAATTTAGTAGGACTTTCTACTGATCCTAACGCAGGAAGTTTGTTTATTCCCTTTGAAATTGAAGTCATCGATATCTTCAATGATGAAATTGCTGCATGGCAGTTTGGTAATATTGACTATATTGATAACATTAAACCACTTCAAGATGGATTTAGAACTAGATATCCTCTGTACTATCAAGGTCAACTAGTAAGTTTTGAAATTGATAACAATGATGCTGATTCGAGAGAGATTGATCTTGGTCCAGTTCTCCTAGTATTCGTCAATGGTGTTATTCAAGATCCAGATGTACACTATGTCTTTAAGGGCGGTACATCTATTCAATTCACCACACCACCCACTACTGGAGACGATGTATTCATCTTCTTCTATAGAGGAACAATTGGAGATGATAGCTTCTTGTTCGATATCAATGAGGTTATTAAAGAAGGCGATACTTTAGAACTCTTTAAGAGTCCTGAAGTAGAAGCAAATATACTCAGCAAAGAGACCTCAAATTATGATCAAGGTGAAAAGAGAATTGTACAGACAATCACAACCGCGTCTGTTGTAGAAACTCCATTCTATCAAGGTGCAGGTGTCAATAATGATGATTACAAACCTCTGCGTTGGGAAAAACAAAAAGCAGATAAGGTATTTGGTGGTCTGCTGGTATCCAAAGCAAGAGATTCTCTGGAACCACAAATCAATCCTGTTGCTAACATTATTGGTGTTGTAACTACAGGAGACGGAACTATTAATGTTGATAGCACCGCTTTGTTCAGAGACATCGATGGTTTACTTACTGACGACTTCAACCTATTCGCAATTGCCCCTGTTGGATTTGGAACTACCGCCGCTAAAGGTGTAAACTTTGAATTGCTGAATGATGTTCCTCCATTGAATACTGCAATTCAAGGATACATTGGTCTTGTTACTGGCATCACGACATCTGCTGGCATTGGCACAGATCTTGGACTTGTTCTCCAGTTAGATACTAACGAACTTGTCAATGACTTTAATGCTTCGTATGTACAAAACCTGGCAGACGGTCAACCTATTAAACTGTATGCTTCTGGTATCAACACTGCTGGTGTTATCACCAGTATTGATACTCACGACAGTGATGTAGTCGCTATTAGTACATACAATGTTGATAATATTTACTATGCACACTCCGTCTCTTGGGATGGAAGTTCTAGAACTGGTGTTATTACATGTAACATTCATTCTGGACAAGATGTTTCTGGTTTAGTTGGTGTTGGATCAACATTACATCCTGCTGCTCTTATTACCTGGGGCAAGTTCACTTCATTTGCCAGAGATCCTGTAAACCCAGTCTCTCTCAATGTTAAGGGTATTGAATTTGATCCAGAATTGAACAACTATCCTCTCGTTCAGAGAAGAAATGTTGGTCTTAGAAACACTGGAGCACTTGAGAAAACATTATAAATACAAAAAAACCGCCCTCTTAAAGTTGTAATAATGCCTGCTATTATAACAGATCAATTTAGAATTATTAACGCGAATAATTTTGTAGAGGATGTAACCGCTGGTACAAACTCGTACTATACTTTTTTGAGTCTAGCGAATCCTACTGCCGCTGGGTTTGGGCGGACAGACACTTGGAACAGTACGACTGTTCAACCACCATCGCCAGAAGATAGCATTAATTATACAAACCACTTGTATGATACGATGCTATTTGGAAGAAAAGTCTTTCCTGGCGATGTTAGGAGACTGATCAGAAAGAATGCATGGACTAAGGGTACATCATATGATATGTACCGACATGACTATAGTGTATTAAACAGATCTCTAGTATCAAACTCAAGTAGATTATATTCGGCAAACTACTATGTAATTAACTCTGATTTCAGAGTTTATGTTTGTATTGATAATGGATCTGCGGGAATTTCTTCTGCAGCAAATGCATCCCTGGATGAACCAACATTCACTGACTTAGAACCAGCAGCGGCAGGCGTTTCTGGTGATGGATATCTGTGGAAATATTTGTTTACGGTTCCTCCTGCTGATATTGTAAAGTTTGACTCCACCGAATATATCGCGGTTCCTAACGACTGGGCAACTAGTGTTTCTAATGACATTAAAGTTGTCAGGGATAATGGAGACTCTGAAGTTAATGATAACCAGATTAAAGTGGTATCTATCGATGAGGCAGGTGAGGGATACAGTTTCCTATCGAGTCCAATTGAGGTAGATATTGTTGGTGATGGAACTGGAGCTAAAGTTAGAATTCTAACAAATACAAATGGTCAGATTATTTCTGCCCAGGTAACCAATGGTGGTAAGGGATATAGTTTTGGTAGAGTTGATCTTTCCTCCATCAATGCCTCTGCATCTAAGTTTGCAAAACTAACTCCTATCATTCCACCATCTAGGGGTCATGGTTATGATCTGTATAAAGAACTAGGAACTGACAAGGTTCTGATCTATACGAGATTTGACTCATCTTCTTATGACTTTGCTGATGATACCGTATTCTCGCAGGTTGGGGTTATTAAGAACCCAAGTCCTGTTGGATCTTCCTCTACAATTTTCTTACAGACATCTGAATTTTCTTCTCTTAAGGGTATTAAGTTTACTGGAAATACATCACAGACTCTTGAGATTGGAACAAAGATTGAGCAAAATATTTCTGGTGTTGGTACGGCTAGAGGTTATGTTGCTTCTTATGACATTAACACTAGAGTGATTAAATACTATCAAGACAGAAGTTTGTTCTTTAATCAATCTGTCTATGATCAAACTGATAGTACTAATGTCGCTCTTCAGTCACCAGTTCTTGCTTTCCAGTCAACTGGTGATGCGATTACTGGTCCTGGATTCAGTGTCAATGTTGACCAGACATTCAGTGGCATCTCGACCACGACTCCTGCTGGAAAGGTTGTAGACCTTGGTGTACAATTCACAAATGGTCTTGCAGATATGGAGATAAATAAGAGGAGCGGTGAAATTATCTACATTGACAACAGACCCTCAATTACGAGGAATGAGAGACAAAAGGAAGACATCAAAATCGTATTAGAGTTCTAAGAAGATGCCACAACAGACTAACCTGAACATCAGTCCTTATTATGACGATTATGATAGGGACAGTAATTACTACAGAGTCTTATTTAAACCTGGTTTCCCAGTTCAGGCTAGAGAACTGACTACTTTGCAGTCTATTCTGCAAAACCAGGTAGAGCAATTTGGTAGTCATATTTTTAAAGAAGGATCTGTAGTTATCCCTGGTGGGGTTACTTATGATGGAGACTATTTTGCGGTAAGGTTAGATTCGACTCATCTTGGTATTGATATTGAACTCTATCTTGATCAGTTAGTCGGCAAAAAAATTAAAGGTC